TGCATATTCTCCCTCCAACTGTAGTTCATTCAGATACACAACAATTCCTGCCCAGAGGAGCACAGTTAAAGCCCCACCCAGCACAGTCTCTTTCGTCTTTGTCTTTATATAATAACACATGAATGGAATGTCGTACATCCTATTTACTCCTTATTCTTCCTGTATTTCTTCTGTAGGAAATCGAGAGAAACAAAGCAAGGGTCGCCAAACCCATTCTCTACCCCATGGAGGAGGACAATCCCACGCCAGTGGTTATTTCCTTGATAGCCTTTGTAGCCCTCATCAAACGGGTATGCAGCCCCTGCTACAATGGCAAGCCGCATTGTCCCATCAATGGCGGGGAGCATTGCCACATCTAAAACTTGCTTATGCCCAACAACGAAGCTACGCCCAACAATCTTTAACTGGTTGAGAACATTACCACCCAAAGGCTTCCCTGTGAAGTGGTTTTGCATATAGTGACTGAAGTAAATCCCCTCAATCTCTACGGGCAGAAGAAAATCATATACCTCCCACCCATGCCTGTCCAGATCAAGAAGCTCATAGCCCACAAAGCCTGCCAACTCTGGCATCTCTGATGCAAGCCTACTAAGCCGTTGCTCGTGGTTCCCAACAGTGAACACCAGTCTTGGATTGTACACTCGCTTCTTATCTTTTGCCTGCTTCTTTTGGAGAGCCTTCAAAGGGGCAAGAAGGGCTTCCATAGCTGTCTTGCCAGCAGCTATATCCTCTTGCAGCCTTCGCCCTTCAAAAGAGAGCTTACCCTTATCGTAGGAAGATAGGCTTGGAAAGTCAAAGAAGTCCCCAAGACAGACAACAATGTCTGGTCGTTTATCAACAAGGTACTGGCCGATATCCTGTATGAATGAAATATCAATACCCGGTTTAATCTGCACATCTGGAATTACAAGAATCTTCTTACTCATCTTCTGCTCCTTTATGTTCTACTTCCAGCTTAATCCCCAGTTCCTCTGCTACTTTATGCGTTTGCATTACAGCATCCCCTTCTTCATGTATTGGTCTATCACTGTCTGCCTGTACGCGCCGTAGTTGGGTTGCGCCACACCTTCCTTCCATGTTTTGTCTACCATGTATCTTACACCGATAGGGGCTTGCTCCCTGCAGTATTTCTCAGCCTCCACAAGAGAGGGGAAGCTCTCAATGAAGGAAGCAACAAGCGCCCCATGGTAGTCCATATCAACCCCTAGTATCCTATACTTTTGCATTAAGAGCCTCCTTAATCTGCTTACGTCTAGCTGCTGCATTACTTGCAGGGGTGTAGCCTCTCTCTATTAACCAAGCTTTTATTTCAGCAACAGGCTTCTTATTAACTGCAATAACCTTTTGTTCAATAATAGCCTCATCAAAGGTGATACCCGCCTGCTGTGCAAGTGTAACAAGAGAATGGCAAGGTTTGCACAGAATACGAATATCCTCATAGGTCACATAGAAAAGTCTTTCAACAAACCCCTGAATGTCTTCCTTTGAACGAAGACTGCCAGAGGCAGTTATATGGTCAACCTCACAAGAGCCTTGTGGAAAGTCCTTGTGACAAAGCTCACAGTTGCATCCCCATATTTCTCTGTCTGTCCCAGCTTTGGTAATACGCTTGCGGTTGTTCATCACATAAGATGTTTTAACCGGGTGCCTTGACCAGCCCTTACGCAGAACTCCCCTCACCCAGCCCCAAAAGGCACTCTCTGTTTTCCAAGGTACTCCAGGAAGCTCCCAAGGGCTCATACGGAGACCCCCAGTCCTTTAGCATATTCAAGGTAGTCAAATACCTCTCCCGGATGCCTACGAATCTTCAACAAGACCCCATTCTCTGTGATATGCTTTTCCCACTCATCTCTGAAAGAGTCTTTGTAAGCCTCAACAACACGCCTAACCATCTCTTTCTCAGACTCCACTCCTGCGAGGATTTTTTCCGCGCTTGCAGGGCCGATGCCACCCTTGCTTTTCCTGAGCCCGTAGAGAGAGGCTGTTGCCTCTCCTAAAACTGTACATCCGGGGATGTTATCTGTAGCCCTATCTCCAATTAGCATTTGGTAAGAGAAATTCCTAGCCACATCCTTATCTGTCAACCAGACAAGCCCTTCCTCTGGTTTGTCATAATTGAAGTGCCAGCCGGGGCAAGCTGATTTAACATCCTTGTCAATGCTGGCAATAACAGCCCCCATAGCCTCTTTATCTCTTGCCTTACGAGCTTTTAAATACTCTGGGTATGTGGCAATCACCGCCCCATCCTCCCCTTCCTCTCCTTCACAGATAGTGAGACGGTCTCTGTATTTATTTACCAAATAATCATAGCACTGCTGGAAGGCAATCGGGCGCTCCCCTCTTTTACCCTTATACGGTAGTATGGTGGCAATGTCTTTCCTAAAGTTATTAGCCCCCCCAATAAAGAGATGGAAGTCTTCTACCCAAGGGTAAGTCAGAATCTTCTCAACACTATTCTTCAGGATGTGCAAAGCATGACTAACATCTTCCTTCATGCGGGGGGTTTGGACAACATCAAAGTCTTGCTCGTCATACCCTTTATGCTTCTTCAAGAACTCTCGCCACTCTGTCACGTTCTTAAACTCTTTCTGCCGATTCTTATTTATCTTGTGTGTGACAACAAGAGGGCTCTCTTGGACAACACAAGCAGCCTTGTAGATAAGGCTGTCGGCATCGTAATTCGCTAATTTTTTATTCATACTACTCCTTGATGAACCCATAATATTTTAACTCCGCAGCCTCTCGTGCTATTACAGCAGCATCGTAATCAAGATACCTCCCAAGGTGTATCTTCTCTTTCTCCACAGAGATAAAAGCCTCCCACCTCTTACGTGTAGCATCCCACCATACCCCAGTTTTCCCACTTTTATTCTTTCGGTGTATCCTTTTATTATATGCCTGAAGACTGTTATCCACCCAATGGCAATTATTGGCAGTATAATCTCCGTCAACATTCTTGCGATCAAGGGAGTACCCCGCAGGGCATTCCCCTAAGTCTCTTAAGAAATTCCTGAACCCGTCCCCTTTAGGAAGTATCCAGTCTTCTTGCACGACAATACCGCGACCACCATAATCTGGGTATGAAGCATGAGATGGGCTAAAACACCGCCTCCGCATGTTATCCCACGAATTGTAGGTGGGTGTTTTGTATAACGGATTTGCTTTTCCGCCCATAATCCACATCCTAAATGCAAAAAGGACAGGGCCGTGAGGCTCCTGTCCTTTCCATTAAAACGACTCGTCGGCCTCTGACTTATCATTTCCTGCTTTACGTTCAAGCAACTCAATGCCTTCTACGATTGTTTCAGCTTCTTCCAAAATTGCCGTCTTTGCATTGTCACGCTTACCAGCAAAGGTCTTCTTCAGGTAGCCTTTGGAGAGTTTAGTCACTTCAGCAGCAGAGCTCACTGCATCGTTGAACTTCATCTTGGCAACCTCCACCTCACGGTAGAGCGTGTCAATGTCTCGCTGATAAGCTTGAAGCTCTTTCAAGCGAGTCTCACTCACCTTAATCTCTCGCAGCACAGCTGCATCATCTGTCTTGGGTCTACCACGACCTGCCATTACTTAGCTCCTTTCTTAGCTGGGGTTTTCTTAACAGCGGGTTTAGCCTTCTGCACAGACTCTGCAGAGATTACAGTCTCGTACTGCCATAGGTCATTCACTGCAACCAAGCCCTGCGTTGCAGCAAGAGCATGAATCTTTGTGTCAAGGTTTGAGAGGTTGCTATTCATTACCGTATTAGCGTTTTCAAGCAGGACAGTGCTTGCATCCACTTGGTCTGCGATCTGCTGCAGCAAGTCTTTAACATTGTTTTGCAAAGCCACTCGTGCATTCTTCTCATCACGAAGATCACTGCGTATCATTAGAAGGCTTACAGTCATACCAAAAACCGCGAGAGCAAGCAGTAAAATTATTTCAGTCATTTATATCTCCTTAAAGAGGGAGCCCTTTCGGGCTCCTATTTATTTTAAAATTAAAAAGGCAGGTCAGAGTCGTCAAAATCTTCAACTGCAGGAGCTTCATCTGCCTCTTCAGTCACTGGCTCTTCTGCCTTTGGAGCAGGGGCTGGCTTGATGTGCGCCTTGACTGCTGGCACTGCTTCAGCAAGCCACTTACGAGCAATTGCTGGTACATCTGCCAGAGGCTTCTTACGAGCAGAAGCGATCTCAAGCGCATTGAGAACAGCATGACCAACAGCAGCACCCGCATCGTAATCCAGCATGTCAGGGTTTGCCTTAGCATACTCAGCCTTCAGAGCTGCAGTAATGTCGTGGACACCCTTGGCGGTCTCAACAAGCACTTCCAACGTAGCCTTGGCCCCCTCAAAGCGCATTGCGCCATTTAGAGCATGG